ACCCACTTTCACCAGCATAAGCATATAATATAGTTTCTTTTTTTAATGTGAGTTCTCCTTTAGAATAGCCACCTTTAGCACATTCAGTCCACTCATCAAAACGACCACCTCCACTAGCACCCCAACATTCTAATTTATACTTACCAGGTTTTAATGTAACTTTTTTCCCTGCTCCAATATAATCAAAATTCCATTCAGTTTGCATTTTATCACTCTCCTTTCTAACAATAAGTTATCAACTCATTTACACTTGTTGCAATATTAGATAAATTTCCACTCAATTTTTCTTCTATATTAACTAATCTATCCTCTATTTTCTTAGACGAATAAGTAGTCATTTCAGACACTCTGTTATCATCCACAGTTGCATTAATTAAACTTGTTTGGGCATTTCCATTTATCAAATATACGAATGTTCTATTATTTTCAGTGCTTCTGACAATTACATTATTATCTTTTACAGTCGCATCAGGAACAAGTGTATCCCCATTTTCATTGTATGTTGATATTACTATTCTTTCAGTTAAAAGTGGATTTTCTATAGTTACTTCATACATATTAGTTTCATTATTTAAAGTCCAATCATCAATCTCTATAATATGCGTATGAGATACATTTACACCACCTGCAACAAGTTGGTCAATTTTAATATTTTGTTTCTCATTTTCTGTGTCAATTTTAGCGCTTAACTCTGTTTTAGTTGTATCAATTTTATTATTTAAATATTTATCATTGTCTAACAATTTTTGTTGTCGATTATTAAACTCATTCGCATGAGCTGGTGTAGTTATTAAATACTCTTCTATTTCATTATTAAAATTTAATTCATCAGGCATTTATTCACCTCCTAGAACTCATCATTTAGAACTCATCATCTATCTGAAAAACCATTTCCATATCACTATCTTTATACTTATTTCCAAAAGTTTTTATTGCTATTAAGTCACCATCAGAATCTATTAAACCTATTTCGTTTATGTTTTTTCCTTCTGCTTCATTTTTTAATAAAGTGGTTGAATATCTGCAAGTAGTTGGGATTGGATATACATAATTTTCTATATCTTTTCTAAACACCTCATTTTTTAACGCTATATCACTTGGAAGTGGAGCTATTATATTTCCATCATTTCCAACCCCTCCATCTCCAAACACCATACTAACTATAGTAGGTAATGTTATATCACCTGCTCGAGCTTTACACATTTTTTGCCTTGCAATGTCTGTTGTTACTGCATTTGCCACTTATAACACTTCCTCTCTTAATTCTGCATTAAGCAGTTTATTTCCATTTAACATTTCTATCCCATTTAGGTAATATAAATTCTTTTTAATGATTACTTTAAGATTTGTAAATACTTCACTTTCTTTTACAAATAACTTATTTTTCATGTTTAAGCTTATTGGCTCATGATAAAGTATATAAGCACTTAAGTTTTTGCTACCATTTAATAACCACATGCCATTTAAGAAATTACTTATATTTCCTCTAAAATCTATAAATATTCGATTAATCATCTTTACTTCAAATTTTTCTATATCTGTAAATTTGAGTGCAAAAGAAGGCATCCAATGAAGATGACTTGGTTTAGTTTTATTTGTTATATATTTAAAATCTTCATAATTAATAACATCATCTACATTAGCAGTTACTTTAAAAACGTATGGAGCTATATTTTCTTTTATATATACGTCTGCACCAGTATAGCTTTTTATTATAGTTGCTAATCTGTCAGGATTAACAATATATTTCATTTGAAGCTTAGCAATGACCTTTCTTCTTCTAGCTTCTATATCTTCATCTATATTAGTATATAAACCTACTCTATTTTCCCAAAATTCAAGTCCCCATGTTGCACTCTGAGGGAATAATTGTAATTCTATTTCTTCATCCAATAACTCTAGATTATCAAATTCGCTTCCTATAGCTTCATATAAGCTTTGCATTATGATAGATTGTTCATAAATAGGAGATAATGTAAGAAGCATTTCTTTACCTTTTTTAGAAGCTATCATCCAACCACCTCGTTAACTATTTCCCCTATTCCGACCACTTGGTCTTGCAATTTTATATTTTCTTTTACATCATTTATAGTAAGATTAGAAAAGTCTTCTATACCTTCATCTGTCAGCATCATAGAGCCTACTATCGCCTGTATAGCATTGTATGAGACTGTCCCCCCTAAATCAATCTTATCTAAATATTTATCTATCTTAGTTTTTAGATTGTTTAATACAGTTTCTTCACTAAAGCCATTACTAAATATAAAACTAGCTTTTACATTAATAAGTAATGTGTCAGGTGTCACAACTGTAACTAATGCACCGATAGGAGCTTTCCCATCTCTATTTTCTCCTTCTGATATATTCAATGGATATATATATTCTTGGACCTTATCTATTAATTCTTGTGTTGCTGCTTTTCTGTTTTTATCTAGTATTAATACTTTTACTGTCCCTGCTCCAGCCCATTCTGAAACTACATAAGCATATCCAACTCCATCAACTTCTTTAGCCCAACGAATATAATCTGAACTAGCTCCACTAAGTTTATCTTCTTGCTCTGCTACAAGAACTCTTTCTCTAAAATGTTCTTCATCTTCTATATCTGTTCCACCTCTGAAATCTTCTTTATTAGTAATTGATTTAACACCACTAATAGAACCTAGTAAAACGGATATACTACCTTTAGACACATTCCCTATAGTTCCTACAATCCTACTTTCTGCTTTAATATCTACTGTTTCATTTTCTCCTATAGTTTTGGTTTCAAGAAGCTCAAATTCTATGCTCTGTTTTTCATCAGTTGCAATAGTAGTTACTATAGTTCCTTTTGTAATGATAGTTCCTTGTACACCTGTAAATGTAATAACTCCAGTAGCCTTAGTTGGTTGATTTTTAAATACTCCTTTACATTCACCAAGCCACTCTAAATAAGTTCCATAAGAAGTCTGAGGAAATGCTATCTTTAAATTATTTTGTAATCCTAGTTGTTTTAATTCAGCTATCTGCTCTGCTGTAGGTCTTGTTGCATCATAGATGAAGTCACCTTCTAATGTAGAAACATCTTGAAAGTTGCTTAACATCCTTTCATGTACAGAGTCCTCATCTTCTGTTAAAAATACTGGTATAGGTAGCTCTCTTTCCATATAATCACCTACCTTTTTATATTGCCATCAATTACTATATTTTCATCATCTATTGTTAGTACATCAAATTCATACTCTACTAACCTGCTATTCTCCAACCAATTAAAGCTAAACTCTCCTACTTCTTTTGTGTAAGGATGAACCAAAATAGTTTCTTTTATTAATCTAGTTATTTCAAGCTCTTTTGCACTTTGAGATAAGTTACTAGCTATTAAGTCTTTTATTTCACTTCCATAAATGTTTGTATAAGCTGCTTTTTTGTATCTAGGTGTTAATATAGCCTTTTGACACCATTGTTTGTACGCCTGCACCTTATCACATTTTTTTAGTGTTCCATCTGCGTTTTTAACAAATTCACCTTTTTCAAAATCAAATAAAAAAGAACCCTTTAGGTCCAATTCATTTTCATCATTATTTTTTAATTCTACAGTTTCAAAAGTTTCACTTTGAGGAAATAGGTTTGGCATTTACAACCCTCCCAATTACTACAAATTCAGCTCCCATAACAGCTACTAGCACATTATCGCCTATACGTAGTGGCTTCAATTCCTTTGGAGTTTCTATTTTATGCTTATGTCTATATTCTCCACTTAAAGCTTCATCTGAAAAAGTAAAATAATCTTCTTTTAATGTTAAATTCTCTAATACTAGATAGTCCTGTATTTCATCTTTATAGCCATTTACTTTTAATCCATTTGCTGTTATTTCTGCAAGTTCACAACCCATTCCAAAAGTGCCATTTGCTACACTTTTATTCATATTTTCTTTCAATATTCTAGCAATTCCATTAAATCTAGCATCAGTCATTATTATAAAATTTCCTCCTTATATATTCTAAAGACCCTATATTCAGCTTCATTTTCGGTCTAGAATCTAGTGTATGAGTGACATCTATAACATAATATTCTTTACTTTTTAAACTTACTTTGTCACCTGCTCTTATTCTATTTATATCTACTGCACAATCTACACTTATTGTTTCCTCTCCACTATTGAACATTGCTTCTGCTGCTTTCTTAGCTTCTTTAGCATTTTTTATCTTTTCATCTTGTTTAATCTTTTGTAGTGTTCCAAACTTATCAGCATCTTTTTTATATGTCCCAATTATAGGCGCTTTTGTATTTTCGTCTTTACTCTTACCTAAAACTTTTACACTTGTTACTGCATCATTAAAACTACTTGTAAAGTTAGCATCTTCTAATATACTATCTAATTTATATACATTTGCATTAGTACCAAGCTTGAATAATTTTAATTTATTATCCATCCTTACTCTAAATAAGTCTCCACCTTTTGTTGCTGTTTCTTTTAAGTCCTTTTTTATCATATCTAGTATATTTGTCTTATGTATTACTTTAGCAAGTTTCTTCCCTGTATTAGCTAAGTTGTAATAGGGTATATTCCATTGCTTACAGTAATATTCAATTCTCTGTGTTGCTGTATTTTCTTTAAACTGATATTGTTCCTCTGATTCTTCCATGTAAACTGTTCTTTCTCTGCAAGACAATGTTAGTTTCTTACTCTTTTCACTCCTTCTAGTTTCCCATACAACTCCATCAAATATTGTCTCTTCTTTTTTACTCTCATATGCTATATCAATTAGAATTATTTTATCACCTTTTTTAATATTTATATCTTTAAGTTGTTTAGGTTCTACTAATGATACATCCATCTTATATGCAACTCCGTCTATAGCTTCTGAAAGAGTTATTCCTTCATTGAAATTTGCAATATCATATTTCCCGTTTAATATTATTTTCATTTACTAGGTATCACCAACTTTTGACCTTTTTTAATTATATTAGGATTTTTACCAATGACTTTTTTGTTTTCGGGTATATTATAAATCTCTGGCCACCTTGAACCCTTACCTAAAAGATTTTTAGCTATCTTATATAATGTATCACTTGCTTTAACAGTATATATTTTAGATTTAGTTTGGGTATTAGGTCTATTATCTTTTAAATCTGTTTTAGTATTACTTTTTGTATCTTTTTTTAATGTCTCTATCTTCAGTTCTCTGTAAGTTCTAAATGTTATCTCAATGTCTCTATCTTCTTCTCTTCCTGCTGTTTGAGTATTGCTAAAACTAGATATTGTGACTAATCCATTGTAGCCAAAACCAGTTATAATAAGTCTTAAAGGTTCGGCTTGGTCTACCCATTTTTCAAGCATTGCCACTACTTCGATTGGATTTTTTAACTCGCTGTATCTGCAATAAGAAGCGTCATATAAGTTAGGCAGAAATGTTTTAAATGATATTTCTCTTATCTTCTCCCCTTCTTTTTTTATATCAAATTCACCTAAGTTTACTATATCTACAGTTTCAAACCTTTTTTCTTTTTTTATAGATAAAGAATCTTGTGGATTTACTGGAAAATGAAAATCTATTTTTTCTTTTTCATTTTTTAGATAAATATCTATTACCAAGTTATCACCTCTTTTTTACAATAAAAAGCTCCTACAAACTGTAAGAGCTTTAAAGTATTATACAAATATTAATTAAACATAAAATTTATTTGTTCTTCTATGCTATTAACTTCCTTATTTGTATTATTAATATGATTCTGAAATTTTGGTGGTTGTGTATGGAAACCATCACTTATTGCAACAGATTTGTCGGGTTCATCTTTTTTATTGTATTGCATAACTGTTACAACTTCTTCTCCAGTATCATTTTCATAAAATTGAAATTGAATGGTATCATTACTTTGGTTATCATATACATTAATCTGTCTTAATGTAGTTTCATTCGGCTCTATAACTTCATATTTATAACCGAATATATCTAGGTTTGACTTTATACCTTCATAAGATGTCATATTAACACAATTTTTATTTTTTAAATATACATCAGTAAAAAACTTTGTTGGTTCATTGTTTTGCTCTTTTTCTTCATTCTTTTTTTGTTCTTCCAATTTTTTTGATTCTTCTTTCTTTTGTTGTTGTTCTTGAATATTATTCTCGGATTTTCCCTTATCTTTATCATTATAAGAAACTTGCTTCACAGGAATATGCTCTTCTTTCTCTATACTTAGTACATTATAAACATTTCTAGTACAAAGTGTTGTCAAAAAAACTAATATGCAACCTAATGCAATTTTAGCTTTTTTCTTACTTCCAATAGCTTTAACTAAAAACTCAATAGATAACAAAACCAATGTTATTGGTAAAAGAATTATAGCTATAATTCCAATAATAATTTTTAAAATTCCATTCATACTTTTAAATTTCTGCCACATAAAATTTCCCCCTCATAAATTTGCATATTTTAACAATATTATATCATTTATGAGGAAGATTTTTTTAGCAACAATTCGACATTATCCAATATCTTGTAATGCTTCTCTTATTCCACTTTCTACTTGAGATAATAGTTCTTGTATCATTTCTTCTTTGTTATCACTATTTTGAACATTTATAGATATTCCGCCTAAATTTATAGTATTATTAGAAGAATTAACACTGTTTGGTGTAGCTTCTTTATATTCTTTATTATCTGTATCTAAAACATTTGCAAGAGGAAATTGTCTAACATTATTTACAATATTAGAATTACCTACTTTTTGAGAAGGAGTTGAACCTAATCCTAACATTTTACCTGTTTGTTCATATAATTCTATTGCTCTACTTCTTCTAGTGTTTGTAAGAGGGATAACCATTTCAGCTCCATTCTCTCCGCAGATAGAAGTTCTTGTTGCTACTCCACCATCAGCAAAACGGTCTAGTATATTACCCAGTATTCCACCACTACTTTCATTTACGGTTCTTTTAACTGTTGTTTGAGTAGTCTTAACATTAAAAGATGCTGTAATTGGTGCTGAAACTGTTGCTCTTACACTATTCCAATAGCTGATAATTTGACTCGACATGGCACTAACTTGGCTTACTACAGAACTACACATAGCAGAAATGGCACTTATAGCTGAACTGCTTAAACTCGTAAAAGATGTTCTAGCTCCATTGTACATGCTACTACATGCAACTCTAACATTTGTTGCTAACATATTAAAAGAAGTTGTAGCACCATTATAAAGACTTGAACCTGCTTCTCTACCTATTTGTGCTAGTTGTGTAAAACTTTGTTTAGCACCATTATACATACTACTCGCCCCTTGCTGAACTGTTGCAGTAGCTTGATTGAATGCTGTATCTATACCACTTGTAAGATTTGAATTATCTATTTGAGGAGTTGCACTATTTACAGCATTTGTTACTCCGTTTTGTGTTGCTGTAGCAAGTTCATTACTTTTTTGCTGTACAACTGGCACTCCTGCCTGTACTCCATTTACTACACCATTAGTCAAATCTGTACCTAATTGTTGTCCTGCTTGTTGTACAGCTGGATTACCTTGAGTTAGAGCATTAGCCACTTCTTGATTCGCTTGTTGTGCCGTTTGAGAAGCTGAACCTTGTATTTGACTTGAAGCTTGAGCAAATATACTTCTTACAGTTTCTAAAGCTTTTGGTCCTTCTATTCCTAGATTATTCAAATTTTCAAGAACTTTACTAGCTTGTGTTTCTATTGGAGTACTAAAGTCTACATTAGCAAATACTTGCCCCATCTTTCCATCCATTTTGCCTAATGCTTGTTGCATTTGTGGACCTGCTTGGTTAATAGTTCCAAGCATACTATTTATAGCGTTTTTTATTCCTCCACTATTAAATCCTTCTTTAAAAGAGTTAAATGTATTGCTTAAACCTTGCTTTAAATTTGTAGTATCCAAAGCAGATGATGCTTGTGAGAAAATAGTTCTTAAAGTATCTATAGCCTGTGTTCCTTCTAATCCTAAACTATTTAAATTCTGTAATACTTTAGTTTTCTGTGCATCTATAGAAGAATTAAAATCCACTCCTTTGAAAATCTCACTTGCTTTTCCTCCTAAACCTTTTAAGGTTTCTAAAGCTTGTGGACCAGTTGCTTTTAAAGAGTTCAACATTCCTGTTACTCCGTCTTTTAATCCGCCTATATTTGTCCCTTCCTTGAAGGCATTGAAAGCATCACTCATACCTTGTTTCAAATTATTTGAAGAATCTGCACTATACTTGCTTATAAAATTTAAAGTCTCTTGTATGCTACTTCTGTATTCTTGTGCACTTAATTTACCTGCTTTGAAAGCATCATCAAGATTTTTGGTGATTTTATTAACTTTGTCACTAGGTTTCATATCTGCTGTCACACCAGATAAAATTATCGCCATATTGTCATTCAAACCTCTCATCATAGTAAGAGATTGGTCATCTAAACCCTTTAATCCATTTGTTAATGCTCTAGCTATATCGCTAGATTTCTTCTCTGTTACATTTTTAGATTGGTCAAATGCTGTTGAGAAAGCTTTAGTAACACCTTGTAACTCTTTTGAAGTAGACTTTTTTAATAGAGCTGTTGCATTAGAAGTTTCTCCATTTATATCTGATAAAGCTTCTTTTGTATTTGTTTTAATTTCTGCTGTTGTTTTGCCAAATAGATTTTTAAGTGATGAAGCTTTTTCATCCCAGCTCTTATCAGATAAAAGTATTCCTATTCCTTTTCCAATTCCACCTAACATTATAAGCAAGTTACCTAACGTAAGCTTTATGACTCCACCAACAGTCTCCATTATTGTAGTAACATACTCACCAAACGAACCAAAACGTGTTTGTAAGTCCATCATAGCAGTTTTATTATTAGAAATAGCAACAGTCATTCCTGCAAAAGCTATAACAATAGCCCCTATTCCAACTGTTAATCCGAAGGCAACTAATTTAGCCGTACCAAAAGTACTTGCAAGTAAACTTAAACTTTTAATGGCTCCTCCAAAAGCAAATGTGGCTTTAAGTACCATAACAGAGGCTATAACGGAACCAATTGCAGGCAATAATACTTGAAATCCTGCTTTTATTTTATCGAAATTATTAACAAACTTTTCTACTACTCCAACTATAGCATCACCGATTTGTGGCATTTTCTTAATTAAATCTTCTACAAATCCTCTTGTCATAGGTCCTAGTCTTTGACCTACACTTATCCTTACATCATCAATAGCACTTTTTAAAATTTCAAATTGTCCTGATAAGGTATCTAACTTCATATCAGCAATTCTCTTAGCTTCTCCTTCACTTTCTGCAATAGCTGTAGTTAACTTATTAAAGTCACTTTCACTAGCATTTACTACAGCCGCCCAACCTGCCATTGCAGTACGACCAAATATAGAGGATATTGCAACACCTTTTTCAACATCTTTTAATCCTCCTAATTTCTCTCTAAGACTTCCTATTGTTCCTGCCAAGTCTAAACTTCCATTTTTATTTTTCTTTAATTCTATTCCATATTTTTTAATTGCAGATGCGGCTTCTTCTGGTGGCTTTATTAATCTAACTAGACCTCCTCTTAACGAAGTACCTGCCATACTTCCCTTGACACTTGCACTAGCCATTAGACCTGTCGCAAGAGATAAATCTTTCATAGATACTCCTAATGCTCCGCCCATAGAGCCTACGTATTTAAATGTTTCACCCATTAACTCAACACTTGTATTTGAATTAGTTATTGTTGCTGCCATCACATCAACAAATTCAGTTGTGTCATTTGCAGTCATTCCTAATGCAGTTAGTCCATCAGTCACAATGTCACTCGTTAACGCTAAGTCTGTTCCTCCTGCTGCTGCCAAGTTAAGAACGTCAGGAATTGCTTTTATCATTTGCTCGGACTTCCATCCTGCCATACCCATGTAATACATTGCGTCTCCTGCATCTTTAGCTGTAAAACTAGTTTCTCTCCCAAGCTGTCTAGCTTTTGCAGTTAAAGCTTCCATTTCTTTTCCTGTTGCTCCACTTACGGCTTGTGTATTCTTCATACTTTGTTCAAAAGTAGCAAATCCTTTTACAGCAGAACCTACACCAATTCCACCTATTAAAGCTCCTGCGGTAGTAGCCAGTCTAGCGAATTTACTAATAGCTCCACTTACAAAAGAATCTATTTTTCCTGTAAGCCCTCTAAGTGCTGAACTAGCTTCATCTCTAATCTTAACTGCTGCTTCATATCTCTTACTCACAAATTCTTGTAATTTATTTTTAGTTCGAGAAATAGTATTTATAGCTTCATCAGCTTGTGATTTTATTTTTATGATAGTATCAGCTTTTAGATTCTGAATCTTAGCTTTTACTTTATCTATTATAGAACTAGATTCATCTTGTCCTCGTATGATTACAGGAGGTACAGGCTTAGCAACTTCTTTTATCTTATTATTAACTTTGTTAACAGTAGAACTCGCATTATCTGTAGCTTTCAACCTTGCTGTTACTGTCTTTTTAGCTTTATTAACATTATTGCTAGCTCTATTGGCTACTGGACTCGCGTTATCTGTAGCTTTTATTCTAGCTGTAACAGTTTTTTTTGCTTTATTCATATTGTTATTAACTCTATTTACAACACTTGAAGCTTTATCAGTAGCTTTTATAGCAGGATTAACCTTTATCCTATTAAGTGTTTGCATCCTTTTTTCTGTCTGCTTCATGTATTTTTCCATAGCACTTAGTTTGCTTTTTGTTTCTCCGTCGCCTTTTGCACTTATGACAACATCAATATGATACATTTCCTTTTTAGCTATTTCCCTCACCTACCTTTCTGTAGATATTTATTTTTTCATAGCTTTATTCTCTTGCTCTATTTCATTTTGAGTAAATACTTTCATTAAGCGTTGAGACATTAAATTTTTCTTAACATAAACATCTGGGGGAACATGATGCTTGACAAAGATGTTATTTAAAACAGTCAGTCGTCCCCCCATTTTTATTAGTTTTTTATATCATCATCACTTATTTCATCATAAAAACCGGATAATTCTAATATTTGGTCACTTATTTTACTTAATTCTCCAGCTAAGAATTTTCTCTTTATAAATTCTCTAGCATTTGTTACTTTCATAGCATTAAGTAATTTTTGATTAGAAAAATTAGGTTTTACAGTTCCTTTTTCTATTAATGCTAGAGTAAACTCATCATCATTTAATTTTTCTTCTCTTCGCCCTTGGACCTTTACAATTTTAGTGCATTCTTTTCTTATTTTACTAATCTCTTTTTCTGTTAATGCTTTCAAAGTAATTGGTATTCCTAATCTATCTAAAAACACAGTTCTCTGAGGAACTGGTGAATCCTCCAATAGCTTTGCTATTATTTCATCCTCTTTCATCTTCAATCTATCTTCATTTGTTTCTTCTATTTCTTCATCTAAATCATTATCTTCTACTACTTCATTTTCTAACTCTCTTTTATATATCTCTGACATACTATTCCTCCAATATTTTTAATTTTAAAAAACTACAAACAAAATTAATTGTTCATAGCTTTAAAGTACAACATTATTTTGTTTTAAAGTTCATTTAACAAATCATATCCTCTAAAACTTCCCTCTACTTCTATTTTTACAATTTCACCAGCTTTAGAATTTATAAGAGGCAATTTTTTTAATCTACAATTCTTTAATCTAATACTTTCATATCCTAATGTTTCAGAATTAGATAAATTATATATTATTTCAAAAGACCTAAATCCTAATTTTGCAAATTTTGAATCTGTCTTATATCCATTCAAGGAGAATGAACCTTTAGTAGTACCAACCCTTGATATTTCATTTTGACACCCTAACAGTTTAATACTTTGCTCATCTTGCTCAAAATCAGCTTTTATTTCTTCCATGTATAGCTCTTCTACACCATCAATAAGTATAACTACATCAGAACCATTCAGAAAACTGGCTTCTTCTATATAATCATCATTATACATAATCTATAACCTCCTTTATCCTAAGTATCCAGTACCATATATTTTTTTCATGACATCAACCTTAACAGCATCCCACTTCCAGTAAAATTCATCTGCTTTGGCAGTTGCTTGAAGCTCTGTATCTATATCAACATTAAATTCTGATATAATACCTTGACTCATCAATTCTTCAAAATATTTCTTCAATGCACATATAACAGTTGTTTGACCTGTTGCATCATTAAATATCTTACCTACAAACTCTTTTCTTTTTAATGAAGTATCTTTATTTATAGTATTAATAAACATGATATTAGAGATATATCCCATTGCTTCGTTTTTATCATCTACATATTTTTTAAATGTGTTCACATCATCAACTATAATCACATCTCCATCATCAAAATCTAAGACCAATGTACCACTTTTCAAACACTCTTTAACTTCTGATTGACTTAATCGTGGTTCTACTTCTTCAAATATAGTTTTTGCATTACATATACTACCCGTTATACCTTTACTTACAGAAAGAGCAGCAATGTAAACAGCTACTTCACTAGGTGTATATTTTATATTTTCATAATAAGCTGAGCTTCCAACGTTAACTATATTTTCATCATTGAAACTTTTTGATTTATCATTTATCTGTTTTATATTATCCTCTGTTTTTCCACCTAGAAAAAGTAGTATATCTTTTCCTAATTCTTTATTTTTAGCTACCCAAGCTTTTGTAGTTTCCTGCAATGCTTCATCAGCCACACCATCAAGTACAAAAGAGTCAAAACTATATCTTTCAAATTCTTCTAGTGCTTTTAGATAAGACTCATTAGTAATAGATGTGCAACCATCATTCCCACCCTCTAAAGCTTGATTTACTACATTTGCTAGAATTGTATCGCTATCAGCTACTTTAGTTGCAATTACATACTCATTATCTAAATTTGAGTTTATTTCTAGTACTATTTCATCTATAGTGCCTTTAATACTTGAACTAAATAACTGTTTAGTATTTTCAAAGAATATAAAGTCCTTTTTATCTGAATCTACTAAATTGGATTTTATTGTTACATTAAAGTTTCTAGCTGTTGGATACTTAGTTTCTAACTTAATTACATCTTTTGCACTATTTTCTGTAGTATCTTTTAGTGTTAATGTACCCTTCTTTTGATTTCCATCTACAAGTCTATATAGTAATAACTCTTTTACATTCCCTAACAGAGCCAATTTGCCTAGCTTGAAAGCTGAATAATTCATATCATCCCCAAATAGATTTTTAAGCTGTCTTAAATCATTTTTTATTGTTACAACCTTGCCAACGTCTCCCCAATTAGCCCTAATAGGCATTGCTAATCTACCCTTTAATCCTGTGTTTGTAGATTTTTCTGCTTGAGTCTTGAACCTGTTATAAAAACCAGGTATCTCTTTTCTTTCTTTTTCATTCCATGTACCAGTTGCCATTTTATTTCACCTCTCTTTCTAAGAAATCTTTTATTAATTTCTCAAATTCTGCTTTTGTAAGTTCTTCTTTCTTACAATTAAATAAAGCACCTGCAACTACCATTTTTCCGTAGCCAAGTGCTTCGCTATTTTTTATAAAATCACTTTTCAAATATTTTTCTTCTTGCTTACTTACATTAATCTTTTTATTATTTGTTTCAGCCAATTCTTGCACCTCCTATTTTAAATTTCCATTACCATAAATTTTATCCATAGTAGGACCTTCTCTTTTTATCTTTCCTATCATTTTAAACACAGCTGTTAATTGTCCAGTTGTAAACATATCTGATTCCCTATCCTCAACTACGCTAACAAGAGTTAAATACATATTCTTATCTTCTCTAAGTCTTACTCTTTTATCTATTATTAAGCTTGTTTCTAATGTTTCAAGAAGCTTAACTATTTCATCTTTATTTTTACTTACAACATGACATTTCATAGTTTTAGTAATCTCAATTAAATGATAGTTAATTCTTTTATTTTCAATATGTGTAGTTCGCCATAATGCACATGGAGCTATAAAGTTTTTCTTCCAATTATCTTTATAACTCTCTATTTCTAATAAATCCTTTGTGTGCCTAGATAGAGCTTCTACCCACCTATCATTAGTTGTATCTTCTTTATCTTCTAAAGCTATTACACTAAACCTTATACCTCTTGCTATAGCATCCCATTCCTCAACAACAATATCATTTTCACTTGTACCTTTATAAATGCAAGTAAAAGCTTCGTTTTCAGATTCATCAACTATAGTATTCATATCTAAGACTTCAACAACTTGTTTAGTTAATTTATCTAATTTCTTGAATGTTGTTCTACCTTCATAAATCCATACTTCTATACTTCTTTCAAAACCTATTGTTTCTCCATGGTCATTGTCTTGCCCTTGTACAACTACCATATAAGGTTTTTTAGTATCTTTGTTTGGTACATTAGGTTCATAACAACCTTTCAATTCTTTTATATTATCTATTAAGGCTTTTCTTATTCCTGCCCTCATTTAATCACTCCAATACCTAAAAATCATATTACCTATTTTACCTATATTTTTATCAATAGTTGGTTTTATAATAGGCGTTGCTTTTGTACCAGGATGTTGAACTGATTTTACAGGATGTGAAGCACCTCTCCAGTATAGGGCTTGAGCTGATTTTGGAGTAATAACATGTGGTTTTGAGCCTTCTTCAAGTATCCCTCCATATTCTGCACCATGAGATAATCTAATGATAAAATTATTTCCTCCACTAAGTGTTTTAGCATTTAAACTTTGTCTTGCATGTGATGTTCTATCTGTCCAACGTGCATTTGCTTTAGCTTCACCTTCTAGCATTGCACTTGCACTCATACAAAGTACAAGCATACCTGCTTTTTTTCTATTTATATCATTTATTGCATTTGTGAAAGCACTCATTTTAATCAATCCTTTCAAGTGAACATTGATATCCACAAAGTTCTCCTTTTACAATTTGAGGATATATATTAACTATTTTCATTCTCCCATATATGCACTCAAACTCTAAAGAATCTCTACTGTTAACCTCTAAGATAACATCATTACTTACTAACATTCCATATGTTCTAATAGAACTAAATGTACCTTGCTTTTCACTTGATATTTGCTTCTCTGCTGTCTTTTCGTTAAATATTCTAACAACACATTTTATTTCTGTTTCAGTTTCTTCAAAAGCTCCATCTATTTCGGTTTTTTTAATACTAGTTATAGTAATATTAGTGGGGTTTATATTAATAGTTCTTATTATATCTTTTCTTCTTCTATCAATATTTATCATATTTCAAATTCTGTGCTAATTCCTAACATAAAACTTCCCTTTTCTTTTTTGTTAGTACACATATCCTTAAATTTATCTGCATTTTGATAAGCTACAGATACTAGGTCTTTTATACTAGAGCTTTTATATGTTTCTTGACCCACTTTATACTCATACATTTCCCCTACTGTATTTTCATATTGTAAAGATTTTAATATCCATCCTTGAGAAGCTGCACAGTAAATACAGTCTGCTTCCTCTAAAAACAAGTTTAATTCTTCATCTGTAAATGATTTTTTATCTTTATCATTTAATAATAGTCTTAATTTTTCTATTAAATCTCTAGCTGGTGTCATATATTATCACCTCATAAAAATAACACTCTTATGAGTGTTTTATCTAAAACTTATTTCTTGTACATTTTCTTCTACTGCTGCAAAAGCACCTCTATAACAATGACCTACAATTTGATTTTCTACTAACTTACTTAAATCAGCATTTCCAACCTCTGTTGTTAAATCTCTCTTTATTAACTCTTTAAATCCTCGCTTAGGTCTTATCAAATATCCTTTGCCTGGTGTAACACCTTTGTAAGAATATGTTTTTTTACCAACAGTAACCTCCCACCCATCATAATAAATTACTGTTGATATATTTTTTATAGATGGATACATGCTTCCGTTTAATAAATGTCCTCCATTTAACGCCATTTCTATTTCAATTTGGTCAGCACTAGAAGCCATTAATATATTACCTTGTCTTTTTGCTATAACTGTATCTTTTTGTGCTTGTGTTAATGTTCTCCAAATTCCTAGCCATATTGGGTCATTAGTTTCACCTTTAAAAGCTGTCTTATTAGAAGCTTTATAATTAAAATTTATTATTGGGCTTAGATGTATGTGGTTTAACAAGGCATTGTAACTCTCACCAATTGATTTATTTAATATTTCAACACTAAATGTTTGGTTAAAATCCTTCATTTCTTTTGTATACTCAAAACCAGTTGCATAAGTTTGTATCCTTGCAACTGGACCATTTTCTGCATTTATTGTACCGAATTTAATTTCTTCACCTTCTATATGCTCTAGGAATACACAGTTACCTTGTAAAGCCCACTTAGCATCCATAACTTGTGGTAAATTAGAATCTGCTATACTGTCATAGATTGGTTTATATAATAGTTGTACTTGCTCTCTGCCTAGTTCAACATCTAATACAACTTTTCTTAATAACTCTTTTAAATTTGAAGTCGAGCTAAAAGTCATCATTTCACCAAGTGGCTTATTTAACTCCAAGGTTTCCATTTCTCCATTTGATATTTTCTTTGTTACATATTCCATTTCACCATTTACTATAAATGGTATATCTTCTTGTAAAGTTTCTTTTCTTTTTTGTTCCAGCAAATTTTCCTGACTAATTACTTTAAATGCCATATATTTATCACTCCTTTTCTATTGTTGAGGTAATAATATAAACCAAATTACATTATTACTGTCTTTCCCATCTGTTACTCTACCAACTAGCCTATTACTTGCAGATGTAGTAGTAAATTTCTTAGCTGTATTATCCCAATAAATCAATTTCCCTGCCTCAAAAGCTTCTGATGTAACAATATTATCCGTTTCGTATTCAGCTTGCTCTATTTGCAAAGTAACTTCATCGCCTTTTTCTCCGTCTTGCATAGCGACTCCAAAGAATCCATTTATAAGATAAAATTGTTGTGTTTTAGTGCTTTCACCTTCTGAAAGAATAACTCTTACAGATTTCCCATCACTTATTTTTGCTCTTGTTATCTGTGTTATTGTGCTTGGCGTTGGTTGACCTTTAAATGCCATATAAACATCACTCCTTTATATTCTATTTTTCTTAGTTGTTAAACTTCCATTATTGCTAGAGTTTAATAATCCTGTTGTTGTTGGATTATCTTTATACATATTAGACATTGTATTTTTTACAAACTCATCATTTAATATATTTTCTATTTCTCCTGTTATTACTTCTTCACTTGAGCCTTCCTCAACATTTAACATTTTCTTAACTAATGTTTGAGCTATTTCACCTGACACTTTATCTTTAATTACTTTATTAACTATACAGTTCCAAGCTTCCTTTTTCTCATTTTCTAAAGCTTTTGAAGCCTTTTTTGCCACTTCAACTGTGTCCATCTCTCCTACTATTCCAAGTACTTTTTTCACTTCTCTTAATTCTTTTTCTGCTTTTAATGAACTTTTTACATCTTCCATCTCTCCTGTCACAATTTCCTTAGTTAAGCCTATTCCTTGTATGACCTCTGAATATGATATTTCACCAGTTTGCAGTAATCCTTTGACATTTTTTATTAACTCTTTTCCTTCCAATTTGTTTTCCTCTCCTTTCATTTCTCCTTTAGCTTCATAGCTTATTTTCTTTATTACTTCAATTTCTTCACCTAGATTTATTTTATTTTCAACTATAGTAAATGGTATACTATAAAGCTTGCATAATCCATTTTGCTCCAACTCATATATGACAGTATTGTTATCATATCTTATGTTTTGTATATAGAGATATGAATTATTATCATTAATAGAAAACTTAGCTTTTAAAGCTTCTCTTAAATCTATTCTTAAAGCTTCAAAAGTTCCATCTAACTGTTCGCCATTAGGACTCATTTCCATACCTACAATACTTGTTGGCATACCTGGTCTATGTAGAGGAGTCCAATCAATAGATAGTGGCTCATATCCTATAACATTCATTTCGCCTTTAGCACTCTTTTTAAGTTTTGGATAACCAAATATACTAACTTCTTTTATCCTTTTAGTTCTAATCCATCTTTTTAAATTTGTTGCATCAGCATCAATCAGCCCTCTGAAATAAGCTTTATCCCCTTTCATTTCTGCACCTATCCAATGCGTTACAGGTAGTGCAAATTCAGTTGATATATTTTCAGCTTTTTGATGTCCTAAAAAGCCATTAAGAGTATTTTCATTAGTGTAATCTACAATATCTTTCAAGCTTTTAGCAGTATAATTCCATCCCCTTTTAGATTTTGTAGCTGGTATCTCAACAACTACCTCAAGAGGGTCATCATCTATAGATTTTAAAGCTTCTATGTCTATATCTTTAGCTAAAGGAATATCAGAAGGTTTTATACTAGATATTAACGCATTCATTGAGTCCATTTCTCCAGTTATTACATTCATTTAATCACCACCTTTCAATTTAAAAATTCAAATTTCCATACACCTCTTGATACCACATTTCAAGAGGTACATCATTCATAGGATTTTTAATCCAATTTTTCAACCTTCCAACTAATATATCTAATGGTTGAACTACAGTAAGCATAATACACAAACAATGAGGGTGGAATGGATATACAGGAGCTTCATTTATAGGATAAACACCTTTACCCAAACCAAAATTATCCTCTCCACATATTTCGTCACATATATCTGTGTGAGGATGTGCCATGGACAACATAAACTGAATACCTATGGTTGCAGGGTTAATCATTGCAGAAGCTAAAACCCCATCACCATAAGCTGATGTCATTTCAGTTCTTGCCAATCTTAAAGCTTCATAACTTATATTTTGAGGTACTCTATTTCCTATTCTTTTTATCATATTTGGATATTCATCAACTAAAGTTTTCTTACCTTTTAAAACATATTTGTCTAACATCTTAGCTGTTTTAACACAGTCTTGACCTTCTGTTACTGCTGTTTGTAATATAACTTTCATATCTTCTCTGTACTTCTTACACTTAGACCAAATTCTATCAGATAAAAATAAACCATCCTTAACCCTTGTATAATAAGCTTCTACAGTTCTTATATTAATATCATAGAAAGCTTTTTGTATCATAGTTTTAGTTACTTTAGTTATTTGAGCTGTCTCAACTGCATTAATTAAAATATTTTTAGAGTAACTAGTAGCTGTTTCAACATTTTTATTTAAGTATTCATCAAAATTAAATACTAGTTGTTCATTTAATATTTTTATTTCTTGTGTTAATTGTTTTAGTATCTGTTTTAACCTAACTTTGTTAAAGTCTGAAAGATTTCCTTTTCTTATTTCTTTTGTAATATTTCTTGTTATGTTAATATACATTGTTCTTATTTCATCATCTTGCTTGAGCCTTAAATCTATAAATTTTTTTCTAGCTTCTAATGCCCATTTCTTGTACTCCCCTGCAACAGTTATTAATTCCGAAGTACTTTTATCCATTGCCATTATTATCCTTTATTTTATTTATTTCCTTCTCAATTTCATTTGACTCATCATTTAAACCTTGAGAGTCATCTAATCTGTATTTTAACATCTTGGTTTTTATTATCTTTTCTCTTTCTCCAACTATTTCAGGGTCATCACTTATATAATTGCTCATTGTATCTATATACTGTGCTAAAAAGTTTACTGTTGATTCTTCACTAATAAATCCACCCTCTAAAGCTTTATCTAATGCACTACATACTTTTTCTAGTGTTTCAGCTAATTCTTTATCATCTCGTGGATTTACTTCATCCCAACCTATAGTCACATCATAAGATGAATATTTCATACCACTAGAATTAGAACTCATTATTAAAACCATTCTTGCAAGTAATTGCCAGCTATTTGTAAATTGTTCTCTTTTTCTTCTTATCTTATTTACCATAATAGGCATTTGTTCTTTTACAGAAGCTAAAGCACTAGGTGTATGTACTCCAAATATAAACTCGGGTGTTTCAGATACATCTACTATGCAATAAAAAAGAAGCTTTAAAAGCTCCTTAGCATCACCTATGGCTGATTTTACTTCTACAAACTCAGCTTCTTCATCTTTGTTTAAGAATAGTATTTCATGCCCATCAAGATTTATCTTTCCACCTTCTTTGGCAAATTTAACTGGGTCTTCAACACCAAAATTGTGTGCTAAAAAACTTGCAACATCAGTTAATTTCAACTTTAGTTTTGGAGTAGAGTGCATTTTGCTACCTTTTAACGCATGTAACATAACATCATGATAAGCTTTTAAAAGAGGTTCTATTGGTTCTATATCACTTTGCCCATATTTCAATGTTTCATCAGCTTCATTTTTAAAATGTATTATTGGTATAAAACCCCATACATTAGGCGTTTCCCCTTCTTCTAAACCTTCTATCTTATCACCTTCAACCTCAACAAATCTACTTTCAGCAGTTATTATTTGTTTTACCTTAGCCTTTCTCTTGTTTTCTCCTAAGTCAGTCCATTCATTTTGACTTTCTAATATATAAGCTATAGGCTCTTTTGTTGTAGGGTCTAATATTATTTCTTTCACTTCTTCGGGTGATATGAAGTTATATATTAATCTAACTTTTTTATCGGGATATAAAGGATTTTCTCTTTCTTCTCTAGTTATCCAAATATAACAATCACCTTGCTTTAAACTATCTGTATGTGTTTTTAACATTTTAGATGTGTTATCTAAAACAAATTCATCTAATATATATTGAGCTTCTTCATCTTCTATTTGAAAATGAGGTACACCCATAAAACCAGTTGTTGAATTGACAATCGGTCTAACAAAACTAGAACCTAACTTGTAATTAGCATTTTTATTTTGATACAGTTCTCTTGCTAACTCATAATCAACTCTAGAATCGTCTAATTTATATACGCCAATGTTTCCACTAGACATACGCATAATCTCTCCTGCAGGTCTTTTAAATAGCTTTTTTACATAAGATATTATCCCCATACACTACCCCCTTTCAGTAAAGATAAATCAGTATTGTTATTTTCTGCAAACGAATATATTACTGCATCAGCTCTATCGGGTGATTCTCCAATTCTTTTTTTCATTTCCTTTTTACTTTCTATTTGTATTTTCCCTTTTGAATCTACTGTATATTTTCTATTTGATAGTTGTTTAATAAGTTTATCATCATTAGGAAGCTGTATTATAGCTTCTTTATTTTGTATAAAACTACTTAAATTTGCATCTAATTCCTCCCTCATGTTATCCCACATTTCAGAAGCTTTATTATAGTACTTATCTTTTTCTATAGCACTAGAACCATTTTGAATAGGTATAACTTCATATTTAAGTCTTTCATGTCTTATAACTTCTTTTAATCTATCTGTTACACCTGCACCTAAGCCATCATCATCCGTTTTTATTTTTACTCTGTTAATTTGATGATACATATTTTTAAATTTATCAACTGCTCTTAATATATTTCCTACTGTTTCCATTGTATCTTTTTTTGAATAAGTTAATAAATCAAATACTTTCCCACCTATTCTTGGAGCTATTATGGTTTCATCATCACCATATCTTGCTATATCCGCCCCTATATTTAATATATAGTCATTAGATATATTCACTTCTCTTATTGTGCTTGTTTCAACAGCTTCTAAAGATATTAAAGAATCACTTTCACCTTTTGGAAACTCTCCAAGTACTCTGACACGCCAAGGGTCAGAACCTTCATGGTACTTTCTTTTTAGCATTTCAATATTATCTTTTGATGTTCTAGGGCTGTCTAAAGAAGATACTTTAAATGTTTTATATAAATCTCTGTCTCTATTATGGCTATCGTAAAACGTTCCACTCGTTCTAGTTGGGTTTCCGCATAAAAGAAGCTTATTTTCTGCACCTGATAATGTTCCCAATATAGCTTCCATAATGGGGTCAGCAACTCCCGAAGCTTCATCAACAACAAATAACATATAATCTTCATGAAAACCTTGCATATTCTCGGGCTTTACTGCTGTTCTAGCTGTAGCCCACCATCTTTCTTCAAAGCCTTTCATATACACTTTTGTTTTAGTCCACTCAAGTAGCTTCTCAACCTTGCTATTACTTAGCCATTTAGCTATTTCAGCCCATAGTACGTCATATAATTGTTGTCGTGTTGGAGCTGTAGCAACTACTTTCGGAAAAGGTCTAGTGCTTAAATACCATACAGTTGCAATGCTTTCTAATCCAGTTTTACCTACTCCTTGACCACTTCTAATAGATACTTTTGGGGTTTGAGCTAAAGCCATCAGAACATCAGATTGCCACTTGTCAGCTTTAAAATTTAACATATCCTCTGCAAACCAAACAGGATTATCCCAATAACAATCTAATAGTGTCAATAAAGCTTTATCCATTGTTAACACCACGTTTCATTGCAATATTTTGTATAGCTTCAACCCAAATTTTTGAATCATCTCCAGTATCACTTTTCTTTAGGTTATCAACTTCACATTTTAACTTTTCAACTCTATTTTTCTGCTCCTCTGTAGCTAAATTCCAATCCTTATGAATCATTTCATCATACTGTTTAATTAAACTCCTTAACTCACTCATAGCCCTACTCTGTGCATTAAGAAAAGATGCTTGCCTATCCCATGCAAATTGAAATTCATACTCTATCTTCTCACCATTTTCTGTGCTTTCATGTTTCTTTAACTCCTTAATCATTTCTTCCTTGTCTTTAACATACATTATCTTTTGTGCTCTTATTATTGCTGCATATTGAATTGTTATCTGTTCCCAAAGAATATCAAATTTATCTTTTATAGATATTTCTTGTATTAATTCCCTAGTTTCTTCAGGTAGATACTTTGAGAAGAAACCAAACTTTTCAGCATTTTTATTACCTGGTGGACCAGTAGCATTTTTATTACCTATGGGTGCACCTCTCTTTTTGGTTGCAACTTTTTTTGATTGGTTGCAACCTTTTTGTTTCCAGTATCTAGTTGCCCATGATTTTACAGTCGATAAACTTACATTATGCTTTTCAGCTATTTCCTTGTACTTAAGCCCTTTTAAGTAATCTTCATGGGCTAAATCTGCCTTTTCATTCATACCACCACCTCGTTTGTTTGTCGTTTTGGGAATAAAAAAGAACTCTTGTTAGAGTCTATGTATCTAATTAAATTACATTGATTTATTGCAACCTTTTGATTCCCTTTTGATAAATATTATTAGCCCTAAACCTATAATGAACAATGCTCCTAATACAGAGAATATTAACATCATCACTCTTTTTTTCTTTTCTTCTTTTTTAGCTTGATTTTGATTTGCTTTTCTTAATATATTATCAGTTTCCTGTTTACTATAACCTTGTTTTTGCAACTCTCTAGCTATATCTTGCTCTGAAACTTTATTGTTGTTATTGAATAAATGACCTAACATATAGCAATCCCAGAAACTTAACCCGCTACTTGAAGTAGTATAGTATCTATTTGAGTTATAGCTATTGTAATAATTATATGTAGTTGTTTTTTTGTCTTTTCTAGCAGCTTGTTTATTTGGAACTTGAGTTTTTTTGTTTACTTGTTTTTTAAGTTTTATTTTCTTTTTGATAGATTTGTTAGTTCTATATGTTTTAGTAGCTTTTTTAGTTTTAGTAATTTTAGGTCTACTACTTTTAGATTTTGTACTACTCTTATGAATAGAAACATGCGAACTGGAATGATGAGTAGTTTTAGCTTCAACTTGTAATGGACTCGCTATACTGATTACTAGCAAAGAACATAATATAAGTTTAGTTATCTTTTTCATTCTATAATTCTCCTTTTAATTTATTGTATAAAAAAAGACCATCCATCAAGATAGTCATTTTAGATTTTATGTACTTTTATTTTTTTAGATATTTTAACATTTGGACTAGATAGTCCCCATCCAATGAATCTGTTTCATCTTTATCAAGACTTCTTTTACCAAAATCTACAAATCCATTATCCTTATAAAATTCAATTAACTTAGGTTTGTCTTCACATTCAAGATATACTATTTTCCCACCCATATCTAACTGCACTGCTTTTATCTTGTCACATGCAATTTTTAGAAGTTCATCACCTTTAATTAATTTATTATAATTATTTGAATAATTTTTTCCTATTTGTCCTATCAAAGGTGCTCCAATAATATATCTTCTTAGTTCTTCATTATATTGTCCAAACTTTACTACTTTTCTAGCTAAAGAGTTTGTTAATGTTTTTCTTTTTATTGTAAAATACTTATTAGCTAGAGTGAAATATCCAACTATAACAGGCTTGCCTTTATAAGAAGTTAATACTAAATGTGTACTAGCTAAACCCTGTTTAGAAAATTCAATAGCTTTGTTTTTTAAAAAGTCTTCTACATCTTTATTAAGAGGACAAGAAAAACTGGAGAGAATTTTTTTAACTTCTTCTTCCTCCAGTTCTCCCAGCATATTACTTAAGTTTACAATTAAATAGCCACTCATTAAAATCTCCCGAATATATCCTTTATTTTATCTTTTGGTACTTCTGAACATTTTTTACTTAATACAACTTCTTTTTCTTGTTTATTTTTAGCATTTTCTAGAGCTGATACTAGATTTCTTCCAAATGCCTTTTTTCTTACATCTACATTTTTTAAAATACTTTTTGTAGCCATAAGTACCACCTTCCATATCACTATTATAAGTTAATTATACAATCGTAACGTTAAATACACAATACATTTCGAGGAATTATCAGTTGGCATTTTGTACAAGATTTTATTATTATTATTATTCACAATATATACATTTTCTATAATAAAATTACTGTTATTTATATTAATTTAAATAACTTACACTATAAAAAATTATGTCATATATTTTATGTATATTAATTCAAATGCTTGCTAAGTATTTAATTTTAAGTATGCACATTATAATATACCTAAGCAAATAGTATTATGACAATAAAAATTTCTTTTTTTTTTTAAATTAAAAGACTAAGCTTACCCTCACTTAGCCTTTTTAAATAGGGAGATACATATATTATGTCGCAAGTTCTAAGAATCGAACTTAGATTAAACACCAGTACCTGCATGGTGAGTGAGGTTACCAAGCCCCACTCGGTTTAGACTCTGAATTAAGATACAAAACTGTATGAGATTTTAATCTCAATTCAAATACTATTTTTTAGTGTATCCGTAGATTAATTGAAATAGAAAAACTAAAGATTGAACATAGTTAGAATTGAACTAACAGCGTCCTCACGCCCTGCCTAGTCTGTTCATATAAGCTAGGTGAATCCCTTTACCTAGCCCACATATATATTTAGTTTTGAGAGAGAAATATTCATTTCCACAATACTATTATCTCATGTCTAAAACAAAAAAACCTGCACATTTTCAGCACTCAAAATTACTCTTACTTTTTTAATTTAGTTTGTAATCTAACAATTCAAAAAGTGGTTCTTGCTCTATTAATGCTTTCTTCCCAAATAATGCTATTGATATTGAGCTAATAGCTTGACTAGCTCTTACACTTAATTGTCTTTCTTCTAAATGTACTATATCAACCATTTCTTGCCACATTAGACCATCTATATATTTAAGTTCAATAATTTGTCTGTGTATAGGTTTTAAGTTTCTTATAGCTAAATCTATTGTGGATTTAATTATTTCTGCTTCATATAACTCTATTTCCTTTTCTGTTATTAAGTCTGATACATTAACAATAGCATCCTCAATCATGTTACTAGTTTTGTTTGTTTTTCCTGTTTTGACACTATCATAACTTATACCTTTCATTAAATCTCCAACCGAATTATCTTTCAACATTTGTATTTCATTTTTTAATTTTATTATATTTGCACTTAATTGTTTATAATTAGAAAGTTGTTTCTTAGTTGCATTAAAAAACTCTTTTTTAGTTTTAGACATACTCACACACTCCTATCAATTATTTATGTTATAATAATCTTGTATATAAAAGTTTTATATTTTTGACAAGTGGAGTGTGAAAGCACTCCTTTTTCTTTTGAATAATTTATTTCAATTTATTTACAGTTCTACAAAATTGGTTGCTATTATTAACAGCTCATATTACTCTATGGTTATACTAATTTATGAGGTGATTATTCATGGACTATTACCCTGTGTCAAAGTATTTAATAACTTTTTTAATTGCGATTTTTGTTTTTATTCCGATAAATTTCATTTGTCAAAAGTTAGAAAAAAGATTTAAATTAAATGGATTTAAAAAGTTTCTTTTTTATTTATTTACATTTTTTATTGGTTATTCAGTTATTAGTTGTTTATATTATTTTTTTACAATTTATAGTTAATATTAGGAGAATAATTTTATGACTATCCTTTCTTATTTACAAGCATCAAATACATTTATCATTCTGTCTATAATTTTAGGAATACTTATGGCAATCAACGATAATAAAAAACAACTATTAAAATTTAAAATACTGAATTATTGTTTTTTTATATGTATGAGCATCTCTTATATTTTTTCTTTTTTAGTCTTTTTTCAAGACTTTAATTCAAATATATTAGAAATTATTGCTCATATTTTGTCCATAATACTACTAATCGCTTGTAATAGAGTTGCGACTAAAAATGCCTTAAATACTAGTCTTTACACTTTACTAGCATTTTGGTTTAGCCCTCTATTTGCAACAATATTATTATTTTGGATACACAAACCTCACAAATATCTTAATAGTTAAGTTTTTTATTTTTAGAAGGTAAAAAATATAATTGGCTAAATATATTTTTTTACCTTCTAATTATTTTATTTTAAATGGTATTCCTTATTCATTAAAGCTCTTCGCCTTCTTAGCCTTTTTCCTACATTCCTTACAACAATAAACACCCTTAGATTTTTCCTCAAGATAAAATAATTTTCCACACCAACTGCATCTTCTTCGTTTCATAAAATCACTTCCTGTTTAGCGTAAATCTTCTAGTTCTAAGCGTAAGATACTATTTGAAGAGTTGCTTTTTACTGTAATACCACTCGTAATACAAGTAACTTCAACAGAGTTCAAATCTTTAACATGTATAGTATATTCATTTTCTAATTCATATAGCTCATTTTTACCCTCAACATTAATTTCAATTCTTTCAAGCATACACATATCTTCAAAGTAATTTTTACACTTAGAATTTTCACAATATATATTATTCAAATCTATCTCTCCTATAAATCCCATACCCAAAACTACATATTCATCTTGTAGATACCTACTATCATCAAGTACATAAGTAATTTCTTTTCGTGTCTCAAGACCTGTATATTCCCTTCCATCAAACTCTTGCAATATCAACAAGTCACCTTTTTTAAAATTTCTATCATTCTTCCTAACCTCAAAAATTTCTCTCCCATTTACAACTTCTTTAAAATATTGAGGTAATATTTTTAATTCATGTATCATAATCTCACTCCCTAGTCGCAAAACCTATTTATAAAATTCTCAACATATCTATATTGTTGTTTAATATAAGCATCATTCTCATTACCACCACTAGACATCCAGTCACATATCCTTCTATCTACATCACTTAATATGTCAAACGGGATATCATACTTATTTAGAGCATCATTTAATTGTTGTATATTATTTATCTCAACCTTATTTTTCATATTCAAATCATCCTTTATAAGTCAAAGTAAGTCTATAACATTCTAGTTTCATTCACAAACTTACCTTGACTTTATTTTTATAATTATCTTTCTGCATCCTTCTCTAACCAATTTTTATATGCTGTATCACAATCTTTACTTTCACAATCTCCCTTATCATTTATACAACTACCACAAATCTCTTTTCCAAATTCCTTATACACTTCTCTTTCATTAATATTCTTTAACTTGCACATTTCTTTATTAGTCATATGCTCACTCCTTGCATTTTCTAAATGATTCAACTACCATTTCAGTCTCTCCACAAGTATCTTCTGTAAAATCTATTTGTCTCCCATTAAATTCTCTTATATAATCTGCTATATCATATACTCTTTGACATTTATTCTCTATACAGTTACAAATATCATTTATATTTATTTCGTTTGGAATTTCAACTATAACTTCATGTTCTAAAGTCACTTTTTCCTCAAACTTAATTTTATATTTTTTCATTTTAAATACTCCTTATTTTCATTTTTGAGAGTCACAAAACATCTCAATGATAATTTATACTAAAAAACATTTTGCAACTCTCTAAACTGTTTTAATTAGATATTTCTTCTATTCAAATATAAGTTCTTCGCTATCAAGCCACTTTTTAATACCATCTTCACAATCATATTCAATATCATCAATCTTACAGTCATAAATACAACATTCGCATATCTTTTTATCATGTAAAAAATCTATTAATCTATTGATGAATAGTAACTCTTTCTCTTGTAACTTTTCTTTAAGACTTTTATTTTCTTCTCTTAACACACTAATTTCATTAAAAACATCTAAAAGTACTTTTGAATCAGCTTCATCATTTTCATTTAAATTCAATCTATACTCATAAACTCTACCAGCTATAAAACTTCCTATTACTAATATCACACTAGCTAAGATATTCACTTTTAACCATCTCCTCATATTCTTCTCTAGCCTTATCTATAGCAATAAATATATCCTCTCCATTATCATATAACTCTTTTGCTCTTTTAATTGTGTATTCAGTCCTTGAAACTTCCATTATTCCTCCTCAATATATTCAGCTTTCCAGCCACTTCTTGTTTTAGTTTTCTTTTTAATTGTTTGGTAAACTGCCTGACTCTGTAGTCTTAAAAAACATGCTGCACTATCTATAGAATCAAATATTTTTTCTTCACCAGTTTTGACATTAATTAACTTTACTTTTGAAGCTTTCTTTCTCTTTTTTCTATCCCTATCAACATTAAACTCTATTAGCATTTTTCCACGTGTTGGAAATACAAGTTCTCCATTTTTGTTTACTCCATAGATACAGCAATATAGTGCTAAATAATTTCTAAGAGTCAAATCATCTTCAAATATATTATCTGCAACAGAACCACTAAAATATCTTTCAACCTTTAACATTTCAGCCCCCTCCTTATTCAACTGGCATTTCAAACACTTTTTCTTTGTTGCATCTAACCCCGTCTTTATTTATAATGTCAAACTTAGTTCCTGCAATAATAGCCTCCTGTATTCTGTTTAATACTTCAATAGCTCTTTCTTCTGATTTATACCTACCTATTTCTCTAACATTTGATTCACCTTCAAACACTGCATATACATATCTACTATCTATTTCAACTCTATTAACTCTCATTAAATCTAATTTATTTTGACTTCTAATTATTATCATTCCTAATACCCCCATCATCATTTTTTCTGCTATAACTTCTAATAAATACAATATTTTAAGCCACAGCATTTCTTCAAAAAGCAGTTTACCTAGATATAGCGTCACTGTAGCTGTTCCTTCTGCCTTTAAATTCCAAGGTCTATGCGAATTATCTGTTTTTATATTATTTAAGCTTATTTTTATTGCTCCTTCGCAATTTTGTACCATCTCAATTTTCTCACCATTACGCTCTAAAAAAAATTTTCTATACTCTTCTTCCATTTTCCATCCCTCAAATATTTTAACTCCTAGGAAGTAATATTGCATAATTACTCCCTAGATTATTTAACTTAATTAAAAAGGTA